CACGGAGATGAGTCGTTGGATCTTTGATCAAAACCACAAGGTCGTTGGCGGTCTCCTGGAACGCAGAAGAGAAGAGATGGGTCTTTTTCTCCGTGATGTGGACACCAGCCCCTGGGCTTCCACCGAAGTCCTGTTAACCGCCTTCCGTCATTACAGTGCTGCTCCCCATGAGGTGCGTGCAATCCGGGCCTTGGAGGAGCGCATCAATCCTTATATCCTGTCTGAGTTTGCCAATAGTTTTCGTATCGACGACGATCCATGGACCGACTTCAGTGACGAGTCCGTCGATCTGATATTCAACGGCTAGCATTAGAATAATTGCAACTAGCAAATGCAGAGTGGAATGGAGCGTTCAGTCGAGCCACGGGAGTTTGAACTTCCTCTTGAGCTTCAATTTGCCATGCGTAAAGCTGAACTCCAGTCTGAAGAGATGACGTGGGAAGAGCTGCGTTTTGCTTTGTTAAGCCTGTACCATCAACGTTTGATGGAGTGGCACGCCATTAAAGACATCATGGCAGCAGAAAATATTGAGATCGATTGGGATCATCCAACCGACCTCGAATTAGCTGAACTCGCCGCCGCATGTGGTTATTGCGACGACGAGGATGATGACGATGAACTTCAGCCTTTCTGAGCTTCGTCTAGTTGAATGAGGCGGTCCAGATACCACTGAGCTTTTTTCAGTGATTCTGTACCGCCTTTATGTTTTTCACGCCATACGTACTTTTGGATATTTCCTTTCAGATATCCGCGATACTCTTCGTCTGTTAATGCGGACTCGATTGCTTCAATGCATTCGATACTTCCACCATCAGTGTAATGAGGCGGGTGATTAACCACATCCTTTTGGATAATAGGGGTTTCCTCTTTGGTAGCCCAAGGCACAGGACAGATGCCACCAGGACAGTCACTCATTTCTTCTACCGGAGCAAACCACGACGTTTTGCTGAGAGCATCTGCTCCTTCTCGTCCGGTTCCTCCAGTTCCAACACCAGAGTCTTTGGTTTCGGAGAGGCTCCCATCGCCAAACCCTGCTCCATTGAGGGGATATAACCCGTCATTCCAGGCCGTTGTCCCTCGAGATTCAATGGATTTCTCTCTAGCCCCTGTTCGCATGCAACCAAACCACGGTTGAACATATCATAGAGCGGAACGTCATTCTCTGCGTTATCGAGAGGCGCACCAAAATCTTCTTCATCAAGACAGCGGCACTTTACTTCGTCTTGAACAAACGCATCTAGGAATCCTGCGGCGGAATGCATCACGGAACTAATTGATTTACTGCTTCTACAATATTAAGATGGCTAACCGATTTAGACCTACTTACGATCCAGGTGTTGACTCTGGTACCTCTGGAGCTGAGGTATCAGACCTTAACCCAGGCTCGGACTACAATACGGATTTGCGTTATGGCAGTGAAAAGGATAAATTATATGAACGCAAGGCAGATGAGCCAACAGTTACTCCTGGATCTTGGCCAGAGCGCCCATCTTACACACGAGAAGGAGACGTAATAAATGAAAGAAGAGCTGAAAAATTTATTAAATCAGCCAAAGCTGCGGGCAAATTTAAAATTGCAAGCGATTTAAAAGAATATACAAATAACGGAGAAACACCAAGAAATTCTTATTTAGTAAATGCGCGATCTTTCGGCCCTCCCTTCGGTGGTGTACAAACACCGTCTATGGGAGAATCAGGAGGGCGTTCTGGATCTGTAGGCTATGCAGGTAAGCCAGAGAAAAATTCGGGCAAACCTTATAATTGGCTTGATTCTTTTGGCTAATTAAACCTGAGAGAAAACCACGTTGTTTGGTTGGTCTTGGTACTTACCTTTCCGGTCTTGGTACGTTGTGTGGCATGGATTACCACGATAGAACAGTAGTTGCGTGATCCCTTCATTTGCATAGATGCGATTGAAGAGCCCAGTGCAATTACTGATTTCAAGCGTTAGGTAACCTTCCCATCCACTTTCAGCTGGCGTAATGTTGACCAGGATACCTGAACGTGCATAAGTAGATTTACCTACAGCAACAACGGTGACATCACGAGGAAGTTTTAGACGTTCTTGGGCAACACCAAGACAATAGCCATACGGAGGAAGCAAGAAGTATTGACCGCGTTCATCCTCCAGCAGATCAGCTGGTTTCAGGATATCAGGATCAAAGTTCTTTGGATCGCAGTCCCCAGCCTGGACCTTACCAAAAATTAAGCATTGTGCAGGAGATAACCGGATGTCGTAACCGTAAGAGCTAAGTCCATAACTCAGAAGTTTACGTCCATCTTCTTTATTGATCAAGTGATCAACAAAAGGTTCGATCATCTGCTCGTTTTCTGCGAGTTCTTTGATCTCCCAGTCGGCCAGGACGCTCATAAATCCTTGTAATCGTCCTTCAGTATACAGAGATCACACAAGAAGGTGTCCTCTTTCTCCGTAGATCTTCACGAAATCATCCACTGCATCAATCGACGTATCCTGTGGAGGCAGGTAGACAACAAATGAGGTGCACGTACGTTTTTTGTTGACCTCCCCATCTTTATGGCACAGGACATAAGGTGCACTTCTCAGAATGCACATCGGGAATTTAAAGATCTTGGGCTCATAACGAATCATGTCAGGGCAGTTGCTGAAATAAAGACCTTGCTCTATCTCCTTGGCAAGCCACGCATGGTACATTCGCCGGAACCAAACGGCATGGGAGGACGTCAACGTCAGTGACGATGCCCTTGTCATCTTCCACTTTTCGTGCTTTTTATCCCAGAAGTATGCGCCCGCTGGTGGAAACAAATAACAACTTCCGTACCACTGTTGAGCATTTAACCCATCATCCGTTGGTGTGTAATAATTCTCTGCTGCTATGTACTCATTAGCAACCTTGGAACTAGCCACATCAAGCGTGATGCCACCCATCAGTTCATTGGCAGCAAGAACCAAGTCTTTATTGGTGATCAGTTCAGCGCCTTCATTACGTGCTGCAACACCACGCAGTCCTTTTTCAGCCATTATTCAGATGCTCGGTTGTAATCAATCTCGAAATAGCGCATGCCCTCATCATCATTGATGACGTAACCAGCTTTTTCTACCGGATCAATCTTTTGTGCCGCCCCAAGGATGCGTCTAAACGTCTCGGCAAGATCACCGTTGTTATCCCGCTCACACTCCTCTTGTGCTGCATGGATTTCTTTTAGGGTCCAAAAGAACATAGACCGTTCTTTGTTCCGTGGTTGAAACACCATCACGCCAGGGCCTTCAACCTCCCACATCTTGCAGTATTGTTGCCCCATATCACCAAGAACCAGCTTGATGGTGGCGTCAAGCATCTTGGCTTTTGTTTCGTCCAGCTCTGGACCAATCACAGAAGCAATTAATTTTTCACGTCGATCCATCTTTTAGCAATCCTTGGCGATGTAAAGAATCCAGAAGCTTAGCCGTTGGTTGATACAGTACCACCAATTTGCCTAAGACGCCACGTTTCTTGATGAGCTTTCCGTTTTCATCTCTTACCTTATCAAATTCTCCAGACCGAATAAGGTATTCGGCAACGCAACGCAACCTCCTCTTGAGAGGCAATTCTGCTTGGGGGAACTTACCGCAGATTGTATCAGCGTTTAAGTCCTGGAACGCAAGACGCAATCGATTGGCAAGAGTCATGCCAGAGTTAGCGTCTTCCTCTTCATAGTTTTTTAAGTTTTCGAGGTACCTACGTAGGCACGCATCATCGAAAGAACCACTGGGTGGCAAGAACATCTCTACTTGCCGGATTAATGATTCAGGCAATAATTCTTCATGGTTCTCAAGCGTAATAGAACCAATCTCAACTCCCTGGAAACGATGCGCCATTACTCTAAAAAGCCTCGATCTTTTTTGTACATGTGGTAATGCTGGCGTATATTGCGCAAATCAAGGCCTTCGTTTTTGGCAAAAGACTGAATCAGCCTGTTCCAGGGAATCCTTAAGACTGCTTTACGGTGTACATCAGGAGAGACATTGACATAATGAATGCCTTCGACCCAGCCTTTATCAGGTGTTTTTCTACCAATCGCAATCCAATTGCGGATGGTTTGATCTGAGACGCCCAAACGTTTGCCACATTCTTCTGTCGAGATGTAC